CAACAGGCTAATAGCAGTGCCAATGTTTATATCGAATTCAGACTCGGTGATAGAAATGCATATGTAAAAGTTGCAGGAGCTAATACTGAGCCTCTGGCAAATATTGTTTCGCGTATCACTATTGGCGATCAGATCAGAGCAGGTAATGCTTCTATTGGTCAGCAGTATATGCAAGTTATCGGAACTTCGATAACCAGTAATACTAGTGGATTCGCTGTTGTGAATGGTCTTACTGGTATTTCTGGTATGAACGACTTCTTCTTGATTCCTAATTCGCTTTTTGCTAACGGAGACGTTGTTTATTACGCTAATACTAATGACACTGGTGCAATCACTGGTCTTGTTCCTGAAACGAACTATTACGTTGTTGGAGCAAATAACTCTGGTGTTAAGTTGTCTGTTAATCCATTTGGTAACCCAGTTCAGGTAGAGCCAACTGTAAACGCTGTTGCTGTGTTTACTTCTAACTCTTCAACACTGGCAATTAACTTCGAGGATCCATATCGTCTTCGTGAAGATTATATTGCTACTAAGTTTGACCGTTTCTGGGAGTTCTTCAATGTATTCGAGAGTGCTCCAGGTCAGTCTCCTTATCAGTTAAACAACGGTAATACTGCTGCTCTTGATGAGCTTCACCTTGTCGTAGTTGACGATGGTGGCACTATCACTGGCACCCCAGGAACTGTTCTAGAATCTTATAAGGGTCTTTCGCGTGCCAACGACTCTAAGAATGTCGATGGTTCAGGAAATTATTATAAGGACGTTATCAATCAAGGTTCAAGATTTATTTGGTGGGCTAACGACCGTTCGGTTGCTCCTTCATCAAATGCTGCTAACCTTATCACTTCAACTGCTGTAGCTCCAGCCGATGTTGACCTTCTTCTTGGTTCTGACGGTTACGATGAAACTGCTGCTCCTTTGAGTATTCTTGGTCAGGCATGGGATCTGTTTGCTTCACCAGAAGACGTTGATATTTCGCTCGTTCTTCAGGGTAAACCAGTTGGCGGTGTAACTGTTGTTGGTGGAGAGACTATCGTAAACTACCAGCTTGCTAACTATCTGATCGACAATATCGTCGAGCGTCGTAAGGACTGTATTGCTCTTATTTCGCCAGATAAGTCCACTGTTATTAACAATATTGGTGGCGAAGCAGTAAGTCTTAAAAACTGGAGAGGCGCTCTTCGTAGTACTTCTTATGCAGTTATGGATTCTGGCTATAAGTATCAGTATGATCGCTATAACGACTTGTATCGTTGGATCCCGCTGAATGCTGATATCGCTGGTACTTGTGTTCGCACAGATAACACTAACGATGCATGGTGGTCACCTGCTGGTTACAATCGTGGTAATATCAAGAATGTTATCAAGCTGGCTTATAATCCAAATAAGTCTGCTCGCGATATCCTGTATTCGAATGGTGTTAACCCAATTATTACTCAGCCAGGACAGGGTACTGTTCTGTTCGGTGATAAGACCCTTCAAGCCAAGCCATCGGCATTCGATCGAATCAATGTTCGTCGTCTGTTTATAGTGCTTGAGAAGGCAATTTCTACCGCTGCTAAGTATTCGCTGTTCGAGTTCAACGATGCCTTCACTCGTGCTCAGTTCCGTAATCTGATTACGCCATATCTGAGAACGGTTCAGGGTCGTCGTGGTATCACTGAGTTCAAGGTGGTTTGTGACGAAACCAATAATACTGCTGCTATCATCGATAGTAACCAGTTTATCGGCGATATCTATATCAAGCCAGCAAGAAGCATCAACTTTATCCAGCTTAACTTTGTGGCTGTGCCTTCTGGCGTTCAGTTCTCTGAAGTTATCGGCAAGTTTTAATAAATAGATAAAACGCTCAGAGGAGAAAGTAGATGGCTTTTAATATTACTCAATTTAAAACAAATGGTCTGGTATATGGTGGTGCCAGACCATCCCTCTTCGAAGTTCTGTTCTCCGTTCCGCAGAACATCGGACTTGCTCCAGTATCGGTAGACAAATCTCGTTTTGTCTGCCGTGCTGCAGAATTGCCAGAGTCAACTGTTTCTTCGATCGATATTCCTTATTTCGGTCGTAAGATTAAGGTTGCTGGTGAAAGAACATTCGCTGATTGGTCAGTAACTATTATGAACGACGAAGATTTCGCTGTTCGTTCTATGTTCGAGGCTTGGTCAAATGCTCTTAACCGCATGGTTGCTAACGTCCGTGATCCTGGAACTGCTGGTGAGCTTTATAAAGCTGACTTCGAAATCGTTCAGTTCGCTGTTGACGGAACGCCAATCAGATCATATCTGCTCGTTGGTGCTTTCCCAACAAATATTTCAGGTATTGGAGTTGACTGGAATTCTGGTAACAACATTGAAGAGTTCACTGTAAACTTTGCCTATGATTACTGGATTCCATTGCTCGAAGTTTCTGACAGAGTTGCTGGTGGTGCTAACCCATACGCCGATCGTGCTCTTCTTAACAACTCTCCAGTCTAATAAATATATCGTAATGATGACGGAGGGAGTTCGCTCCCTCCACTTATGAAGGAAAATCAATGGCAACTTTTTTCGGCTTCGAATTCAAAAAGAAAGAACAGGATCTAGATCTCCCATCGTTCGCTCCTCCAAAGGATAGTGAAGACGGTGCAGTAGTCGTATCTGCTGGTGGTTCGTTTGGTACATATGTTGACTTAGATGGTACAGTTAGATCTGAAGCTGAGTTAGTTACAAAATATCGTGAAATGTCATTACAGCCAGAATGTGATGCTGCTATTGACGAAATTGTTAATGAATCTATTGCTATTGAAGAAGATAACCTTATCTCTATAAATTTAGACGACCTAAAGGTTAATGATAGCATCAAGAAAGCTATTACTCAAGAATTCAATTATTGTTGCGACCTGTTAGAGTTTAACCGTTTTGCCTACGAGGTATTTCGTCGTTGGTATATCGATGGTAGACTTTATTATCACGTTGTTATTGACGAGAATAATCCAAGAGCAGGTATTCAAGAATTAAGATATATTGACCCACGTAAAATTCGTAAGGTCAGAGAAGTAATGAAGAAGCGTATGCAAGGTAATAATCCTGGTGACGCTACCGTTACTAAAGTTGTTAATGAATATTATATCTTCAATGATAAAGGTTTCAATTTTGGCAACAAGACCACTGGTCCTACGACTACTGGTTTGAAGATCGCCAAAGATTCTATTCTTCATATTGTGTCAGGTCTTACAGACAATCAAGGCACAATGGTATTATCCTATCTCCATAAGGCGATAAAGCCACTAAATCAATTGCGCACCCTTGAAGACGCATTGGTGATTTATCGTCTTGCACGTGCACCTGAACGTCGTATTTGGTATATTGACGTTGGTAATCTGCCTAAGATGAAGGCAGAGCAGTATGTTCGTGATATTATGGTTAAGCATAAGAACAGATTAATATATGACGCACAAACTGGCGACATCAGAGATGATCGTAAGTTTATGACCATGTTAGAAGATTACTGGCTACCCCGTCGCGAAGGGGGAAGAGGGACTGAGGTTACTACTCTTCCAGGTGGCCAGACGTTGGGTCAGATGGATGACGTTCTTTATTTTCAAAAGAAATTCCTCCAGACGCTCAACGTTCCCGTTTCAAGACTAAACTCTGACGCTTTATTCTCTGTTGGTAGAGCAACTGAAATTACACGTGACGAATTGAAGTTCGTCAAGTTTGTTGTTCGCCTTCGTCAGCGTTTCTCTCAGATGTTCACTAAGTTGCTTGAGAAACAGTTGGTGTTAAAGGGTATTACTACGGTTGATGATTGGCAGAAAATTGCCAACAAAATTAGATTTGATTTTGCTAAGGACAACTATTTTGCTGAGTTGAAAGATGCTGAAATTAATCAGGGTCGTATCGCTCTTGCACAACAGTATCAACCTATTGCTGGTCAGTATTATTCTCATGAGTGGATTCGTAAGAATGTTCTCAAGCAGACTGATCCAGATATTCAAGAAGAAGATCGTCAGATCGCTGCAGAGGCCAAGAGCGAAGAGCCACGTTGGATCAATCCAAACATTCTGCAAAATCAGCAGATGATGGAAGCAGAGCAGCAGCAACAAGCAGCAATGCAACAGCAAGCAGACCAACAAGCACAGGCTGATCAACAGGCACAGATGGCTGCACAGCAAGGACAAGATCCTAACGCTCAACAGCAACCACAAGATCAGCAACAAGACGCTCAAGGTCAACAACAAGATCCAGAGTTACAACAGAAACTTGCAGAGCTTCAACAGGCAGAAATGTTTGTTAAGCAGATGAAACAAAAAGGTGCTGCAAACAGAACAATGCAGCAAGAAGCACAGTATAAATCAGCAATACAAAAAATCAGAGCTAATAAAGCTCTTATAAATCAATATGCGATTGCACAACAGCAACCGCCAGTGCAACAATAAAGGTGACATATGACAGATAATAAATATGAAATAGATGATTTGTTAAGTTCAACAGCACAAATGAAGCCAGCTGATTTTGAAGATGCGTTTAATGATATTGTAACGAATCGGATTCGTGCTGCTATCGAGGACAGAAAGGTTAAGATCGCTCAACAGTTGTATAACTATGTACCTGGACAAGAAGCCGCTGCAAAAGCAGACGAAGAGCCAGAAACAAGTGACGCTGAAGAGTGGGAAGACGAGATTAAAGTACATAAACCAGAGGATTCAACTAATGGCTAAGAAACCGCTTAGAGCTATTGCCGAAAAGGGCGATAAGAAACTATTGAGCGACAAGTTAAAGGGTGTAAACAAGAGCACAACTGAACCGTTGGATCTTGAAGACCTTGTTATGTCGCCAGAAGGCAATAAAGCAACAGTGGAATTTGGTAAGAAGTATAATAAGATTCAGAAGCACGATGATCGTGTTGGTAATACAGACGTGCCATATAAGTCAAAAGGCAAAGAGTCTCCATATCCATCAGCAGATGCTAAGATGTATGAAGCTGCTGATTGTTCTTGCGACGACGACAAAGATTCTTGTGCAGTTCATGGTAAACATGCTGGCAGAAAGTTACTGCTCGGTGGTAAGAAAGCCATGAAAGAAAATGTTGAG